TTCACTGTTGACTATACAGGATTTGGTTGGGTCTTAATTAAGAAAGGTGTCTTTGAAAGATTAGAGTATCCTTGGTTTGCTCCCAAGATGCAAGTGTTCGATAGTGGAAAGGTACAGGATATGTGCGGAGAAGATGTTTCATTCTGTCTGGATGCAAAGAAAGAAGGTATTGAGACATGGTGCGATCCACGAATACGAGTGGGTCATGAAAAGACGAGGGTCATCTGATGGCAGGTCTCATCTTTATCTTGATAATCTTTGTGATTATCTACATGTTATATTTTTACAATCCACATCATTAGGAGGTTATTATGGTCAAAGGTAAATTAGAAAGAAAGTATAAACTGATTCATGACGGGCGCGAACTCTCCAAAGGTTTGTTGAGTGAAGCGGGTAAGTATGATGCGTTTCAAATACTCGTGCAGAGATTTGATTCAGGCGTTGAAGGTGCAATCGATCCTGACGAAGTTGAAGTGATCGATGTCACAGAGGAGAAAAAGAATGATTGAAGTTTTGATTGGAGCAGCGTGTTTCTCCGCCCTCGGATATTATTCCTATCTTATGTACAATTATTTTAAAGTTAGATGACAGTTCCAGTTTATGACATTCCAGAGTCACCAATACTGATTGTTGGTTTTCTCGGTATTATGTTCACACTTGTATTATTATACTTTGTGAATCGTGACTATTTTGCGTCACCTTTAAATCGTGATCGGAGAACAAAGTAATGGCAGTTCGTTATAGTATGGGTGGGCCAACCATTGAATCAAGGCCAAAGAAGACTCGTCAAGGTAAATCAGTAAATACAATACTTGCACCGACAAGTCGAAATAAAGCAAAGAAAAAATATCGAGGCCAAGGTCGATGAGCACACTGATTACTAATCTTCCTTCTTATGAAGTATGGGTAAGAAAGGAATATTTGACCGATCATAAGTCTGGTCATGGTGAATTTGTCAAAGGAGTCTGGGTTTCTGCAAAAAGTATTCCTGGCCGTGCGTTTTATTTTGAAACGTATCTACCAGATTATGCTGCAATGTTTGATAAGTTACCAATAAGCGCTTTTCTCTCCTCTCCTGAGATACCAGATCCAGATATGACACTACATAATCTACAGTTTTGGAACTGTATGGACTATGGTGTCGTTGCAGTTCAGAAACAATTCATCGGTTCAATGCACTATGAGGTATATACAAGAGACTTTGGAACCCAAACAGGGACTTATATCTGCACTTTAGACAACTATCATCAGGATGTAGACGCTGTAGACTATTCAACGAGTGAACAACCAGCGGAACATAAGAGTCATAACCTCTTAGAATTAGATAACGGACAGTTTTGTCTCTATCCTAACAACAGAATGCGTATCTATGACAACAGTATCACTCCTGAGACACCTAAGACACCCGATTTTAAGGTTTCAACCGTGTATTATCAGGTTGAAAACGGTCATGATCGTGATGGATTGGGTTCAGAAGAGAATTATTTCTGGAAAACAGCGAAAGAAAGGTCAGGTAATATTGAAGTAGGCGCTGGAAGCACTGATATGAACGTTGACTTTTACGGTGGCGACTTTAAAATTGACTTAAATGAACCAGAATTGGGATGAAATGGGTGAACATCTCATATTAGATGTCTACGATGGGTATTTTGATGACTTAAATAGTCCAAATTTCCTTCGTGACATCTTCACTCGTGCGATTTTGAAGTCGAAGATGACAATATTGAACGAATATACACATAAATTCAGTCCATGTGGTGTTACATGTCTTTTTGCACTCTCTGAAAGTCATGTTTCTTGTCATACTTGGCCTGAATTTGGTCGAATGAACGCAGATTTCTTCACTTGCGGCGAAAAAGACCCAAGAATTAGTGCTAAATATATTATTAACGCTTTAGAATCAGAAAAATATCGAATTCGAGTCATAAAAAGATAAAAAAAGCGGTATAAATAAAAACAGGAAACTTTTTGTGTAAATAGTGGCTTCTAAGGCATTCAAAGATATCAACTTATCCTTCAAACGTCATCCTGTGACGAATGATTTGGTTGCAATTAAGAATGAAGATGCGATTAAAAAGTCTGTTAAGAATATTATCTTCACAATTATTGGTGAAAAACCCTTTAATCCTGAGTTTGGTTCTCAAATCTCAGGAGCATTGTTTGAATTAGATACACAATTTAATCAAATTGCACTTCAAGATGAAATTAAGAGTGTTTTAAGTCAATTTGAACCTCGAATTGATAATATTGCAGTAACTGTGTCAATTGTTCCAGATTCAAACGAAATGAATGCAACAATTGAATATGATATCGTTGGTCTTCCTACACCACCTCAAATAGTAGACGTTCTCCTTTTTCCAGCTAGAGTATAATGGCTTTCGGTCAATATGTTAATTTAGATTTTGATCAGATTAAGACTTCAATCAAGGATTATCTGAGATCTAACACCAATTTTACAGATTACGACTTCGAGGGGTCAAACCTCTCGATAATTATTGATGCTTTAGCGTATAATACATATATTACGTCATATAATACAAATATGGCTGCAAATGAGTGTTTTCTTGACTCCTCTACACTTCGAGAAAACGTTGTTTCGCTTGCCAGAAACATTGGATATGTTCCTCGATCTCGTAGATCATCTCGTGCAAGAATATCTTTCAATATTAGTGAAATTACTGAGACTGTAACAGCTACAGTTCGTGCTGGTATCATCTGTAACGGTTCTGCAGCAAATACAAGTTATATTTTTTCAATTCCAGAAGATATTACAGTTCCTGTTGTTGATGGAGTTGCAGTTTTTGATAATATTGAGATTTACGAAGGTACATTAATTAATCAAAACTTTACAGTTAACACATCACAGTTCAATCAAAGATATATTCTCTCAAATTCATTCATAGACACCTCAACAATTCGTGTAAAGGTAAAACCCGATGAATCATCATCCTCAACTGTTACATATCAACAAATAGACAACATTGTAGGTGTTACATCAACATCATCCTCTTATCTTTTACAAGAAATTGAAGATGAAAGATATGAATTGATATTTGGCGACAATGTAATTGGTAAAAAATTATCAAATGACAACTATATTACTGTTTCTTACATCATAACTTCTGGAAAAGACGGAAATGGAGCTTCAGAGTTTAGTTTTATTGGAAATATCATCGATCAAGATGGTGCAACAATAGATGCATCTAATTTTTCACTTGTCACAACGGAAGAATCATCTAGAGATGGTGATGAGATTGAATCTATATCATCAATTAAGTATTATGCACCTCGAATTTACTCTTCTCAGTATCGTGCGGTTACTTCATCTGATTATGAGTCAGTTTTAGGTTTCATTTATCCAAATGTGGAGTCTGTAACTGCTTACGGTGGTGAAGAAATGAATCCTCCTCGTTTTGGAAAAGTTTTTATATCAGTTAAACCTCGAAATGGTGATTTTTTATCTGATGAGACAAAAAGAGAGTTAATTTCAAAATTAAAGAGTTATGCAGTTGCTGGTATTGTGCCAGAATTTGTTGATTTAAAATATTTGTTTGTTGAGTTAACTACAAACCCATATTATAATCCAAGTTTGAATGATGATCCAAATAATCTTAAAACAGGCGTCTCAAATGCTTTAACTCAATATTCACGTTCAATTGATATTAATAAATTTGGTGGTAGATTCAAATATAGTAAAGCAGTTTCACTTATTGATAGTATTGATAATTCGATTACATCAAATATCACTCTCGTTACGATTAGACGCAATTTACAAGCAGTTTTAGGACAATTTGCACAGTATGAAGTTTGTTTTGGTAATATGTTCCATACTCAAGAAACTTCTTATAATGTAGTTTCAACTGGATTTACAATTGAAGGTGTGACAGGCACTGTTTATCTTGCTGATGAAGTGATTAATCGTGAAAAAGGAAGAATATTCTTCTTTACATACACGGAAGGTGGAATTCCAAATATTGTAAAGAAAAATGCTGGAACTGTAGATTATATGCATGGTGAAGTTCTTATAGATACTGTAAATATACTTTCAACAGTAATTGCAAACAACGTGATTGAAATTCAAGCGATTCCACACTCAAATGACATTGTTGGTCTTCGTGATTTATACGTTAAGTTTGATATGACCAATACAACCATTAATATGATTCCAGATTTAATCTCATCAGGTGAAAATACTTCTGGATCAAGATTTGTTCATACTCATAGTTATTATACTCCAACTTATACAAGAAAATCAAACTCTCCTGTAACGACTGGTTCTGCTCTTCTAACATCGACAGCCACCTCAACTGCGACCACAACATCAAGCACTGGTACTTATACATCATCGACTGCGACTTCATCATCCACAACTTCAAGCACTTCCACATCCTCCTCTGGCGGTGGTGGATCTAGTTATGGTGGCGGATATTAATGATTGATACCTCAATACAGAGAGTTGAAGTAAATCAGGTAATTGAAAATCAGTTACCTGAGTTTGTGCAATCAGAAAATCCACTTTTTGTGGATTTTATGAAACAGTATTATATTTCACAAGAGTATCAAGGTGGATCAATAAACATTGCAGAAAATATTGATAGATATACTAAATTGCAAACATACGTTGGTGCAGCACTTACAGAATATACAGGATTATCTACAGACACTGAATCTTACTCCTCCACAATCTTTGTAGATTCAACAAAAGGTTATCCAAGTAAGTATGGACTTCTAAAAATTGATGATGAGATAATAACTTACACTGGTGTTGGTACAACATCATTTACTGGTTGTATTCGTGGATTTAGTGGTGTTGATAATATGGATCAACCTACTCGACCAGATCTATTATCATTTAACACAAGTGTTGGTGTATCTCATACTGGTGGATCAAAAGTTCATAATTTATCAAATCTTTTTATTCGTGAATTTTTTAATAAACTCAAAACAACTTTTGCAAGTGGTTTTGAAAATCGTAAATTAAGCAGTGATATTGATCAAGTTAAATTTATCCGACAAGTAAAAGATTTTTATCGAACAAAAGGAACAGAAGAATCATATAAAATTTTATTCCGAGCACTTTATGGTCAAGAAGTTAATATTATAAAACCATCTGATTTTTTAATTAAACCATCTGATGCTGATTATGGTTTTGCACAAGATTTCGTAGTCAAACCAATTACAGGCGATCCTCGTAATTTAAAAGGATCAACACTTTTTCAAGATAAAGATGGGGATGATATTAATATTCAAGGTGCTTCTGGTGCGATATCTGATGTAAAAGATTTTTTATATGGTGGTGAACATTATTATCAAATTAGTATTACACAAGATTCAATAAATGGTGATTTTATAGTTCCAGGCAGAACTCGTGTCACTGATTCTGTGTCAGTTGGTGCAACTGTGATCACTGTTGACACCACAGTCGGATTTCCTACAAGTGGATCTTTATCATTACCAACTGCAACTGTCGCTGGAATAGTTACTTATACAAGTAAAACTGCAAACCAGTTTGTTGGAGTTCCCACAGCACTTGATGCTTTAAGTATTGGTGATGACATTAGATATAACAATGTTGCATATGGATACTCTTTTGCAAATAATACTAAAAAGATAGAAGTATTGATTACTGGAGTTCTTAAAGATTTTCCGATTCCAGAAACAACTTTCTACTTTAATAAAGGTGATAGAATTAAGGTTGGGTCATTTGGTATTAACAAAAGTTCTGAGGATGCTAATTTTGGATCATATGTCTATAACACATCTGTAAAATTCACTCCAAAAACAGTTGTAAGACAATCAAGTAGTAGTTTCAGTATTGTCACTCGATCTTCTCATGGATTCTTAGAAGAGGATGCAATCGAAGTTTTAGATGGACAATCAACTTTAATCGGAGTTGGTCGTGTTCTAAGCACCATCGACAGTTCAACACTCATATTAGGTGATTTGCCTGGCGTTGGTGAATTTAATATTGCATTTATAAGAAGAAGATTAAAAAAAGGAAATAGTTCTCTTCATACTAATATCAACAAATATACCACTGATGTTCAGAATGTATATGATCATGATAGTGATAATGCGTTGGCATTACCACCACATCCACATGCGTACGTTGCCTCACCATCTCTACCAAGTTTAGGTAATGAACCCATAGTTGCTCCAGATCGTTCTGTAACGTGGACTGGCGCTACTGGTGGCGACGTTATACAATTAATACAGGTCACAGAGGGTGCTGCTGATCATGGATTCTATTCTGGAGAAGTTGTCACATATAATGTTATTAGTGGTTTCTTAGGTCAGTTAATTGATGGAAAAAATTACTATGTAAGTCGTGTAAGTTCAAATAATATTCGTCTTGCAAACTCTTTACCAGATCTTGTAAATGGTGATTTTGTAGATGCGACTGGAAATGGAACATTTAAAATATCTGTTCCTGAACTTGCAAATAAAAAACTTGAACATCAAAAATTATTAAAGAGATTTTCTTTAAATCCTGTATTTGATGGGGCAAGGCGTGAGACAACGCCAGGCACCACTGGCATGTTGGTAAACGGTACAGAGATATCAAACTATAAGTCAGGTGATGTTATATTTTTTGGTGGTGTTGAAACTATTGATGTTCTAGAGGGTGGATCACAATATGATGTGATTACACCTCCAAAAGTAAGTGTTGAAAGTTTAACTGGTGCTGGTGTGAGTGCAACAGCAAACGTGAAAGGTTCATTTGAAAGAATTGATATTATAGATCCTGGCTTCGATTACGTTGCACCACCAGTTATTGAGATTAGTGGTGGTAATGGTCAAAATGCAATTGCAAGATCAAGATTAAAACAAGTTGA